CCCAAAGCATTCCTTGGATATGAAAAGGATTTAACAGGTAAAGCAACATTGGCTGCCGAAGATATTCGCTTTGCACGTACCATTGAAAGAATTCAGCGTATTGTACTTTCTGAGTTGAATAAAATAGCTCTCGTCCATCTCTATGCTCACGGATACGACGACGAGTCGCTAACTAACTTTGAACTCCTACTAACAACTCCTTCTATTATTTACGAGCAAGAAAGAATTGCTCTCATGAAGGAGAAAATGGACCTAGCCGCCCAGATGATGGAGACAAGCTTTCTTCCAACTGACTGGATCTACGACAAATTGTTCCACTTCTCTGAAGAAGAATTTGATGAATACCGCGATCTAGTGATTGAGGATAAGAAAAGGATGTTCCGTATCAAGCAGATTGAAGAAGAAGGCAACGATCCGGCAGAAAGCGGACAGGCTTACGGTACACCGCATCAAATTGCTTCAATGTATGGCGGATACGGAACAGCGCCTCTATCAGGTCAGAACGTACCGCAAGGCTACGATGAGACCAATCCAGGGGAGCCAGTTAAACTTCCAGGTCGTCCGGCAAATAAGGTATCACTTATTAATACCGCCGACGATCCGCTCGGAAGAGATAGAATGGGCGTTTATGATCTCAAGTCTAAACCTAACACTGGAGAGGACGGGATGAAGGCTAAGTTTACAGGCGGAAATCCAATGTCTTTGAAAGAAAATAAGAGTACTGCAGTAGCAGCTTACCTTACAAACAAAGCTGCATTAGAAGCTTACAAGAAAAATAAAAGGGTAAACATTTATGAAAACGATAAAACTAGCGAGTTACTTGACGAATCACGTATTAAACCTGATTCAGATTTAATCTAATACGTTGATATTTATTAGTAAGTCAATTACCGATGATCAAACATAGTAAATACAAGAATACCGGTATTTTATTTGAGCTTCTTGTACGTCAATCTACTGCAGATTTGATGTCAAACAAAGACCCTAAAGCTGTTAAGATTTTTAAGAAATACTTCACAAACACGGAGTTAGGGAAAGAATATAACCTGTATAATACTGTAGCTAGCTCACCTAAGCTCACAGAAGCTAAGGCCGAAATCCTTATAAACACTATTGTTGAGCAAGCAAAAAAGCTCGATAGAGTAAAACTTGATAAGGAAAAGTATAATTTGATTCGCGAGGTCAAAAAACATTATGATCTCGATGATTTTTTTAAAGCAAAAATTGAGAACTATAAGATTCACGCCTCAGTTTTTACACTTATTGAAAATCAACTTACTAAGAAATTTTCAGATACAAAGCAGATTGTAACACATAAGCTTACTCTCCTTGAGCATATTACTAAAGAAGCCTTAACTGAAAGAAAAGTAGCTTCCAAGGTAGTTGAAGAGTTTATGAAAGAGGATAAAGAGGTAAGAATCCTTGCCTACAGAATATTAGTTGAGAAGTTTAACGAAAAGTATGCAAGCCTATCCTCTCAGCAGAAAGATCTACTAAAAGAGTATATTAATAACGTCTCTGATACAAAGAGACTAAGAACCTATCTCAATACAAAACTACTCGAGGTTAAAAGCGAGCTCGTAGACATTAAGTCTAACGTCGGAGATAAGGTTCTTCAAATAAAATTAAATGAGGTTTTGAATTTTATTAAGCCCCTCGGTCCAAACGAGTCAATCAAGGACGAAGTCTTAATCGGCTTAATGCAGTACTATCAATTGATTAGTGAGCTCAAAGCCGTCAAACAATGAACAACCAGTTTGCCACGCAATTCTTACGGGAAGATACTGAAGAGCGAGAAAATATTATATCTGGAGCTCTAGGAGATACAGGAATCGACGAGTATCTTGTTAAGAGACTTACTGACGCAGTCCTAGCCGGACATATAACTCTCGAGAAAGCTCTCGAAATTATCCGCGATACTAAGCTAGACGAAGATGGCGGTGCAGCTGCGGCAGCTCCTGCTGGCGGTGGAGGAAGTACAACAGGAGGCGGTGTAACGAACGGAGCAGGAGTTAACGGCGGGGCTGAAGGCGAACAGTATTTTGCCGGTACGCGAAAGAAGAAAATAAGCGAATCAGACGAGGAGCATAAATTTAAGGTAGGTGATAAGGTTAAATACAATAACCAGGATTGCGAAATAATCGGACTTCTAGATTGGGGATATAGAGTCAAAGGACCTCATTTTACCAGTAATGTAACAAAGGATACCATCGAAAGACAGAATCCGGCCGTAAAAGAAGACGCTCCTATGTATGCTCACGGCAAAGCCAATATAAGTACATATACTAAAGACGGATTCACTAAAGCCCCAAGTGCACAAGAGGCTGGAAAAAAAATCAAAGGTGTACAGGTTAAAATGCTCTGGAAGGAAGGTGATGGACAGGTTGAAGTAAGATGGAGCGATATTGAAGGTAAAATAAAAGAAATTGCAAAAGAGAAAGGTTTCCAAGAAGATTACGTTCAGTATATGAAGGATGCTTTCGAACAAAAACTTTTAACTAGCTGGCACGACGTTAACGATTATACCCGCGGGTGGGGAGAAGCTTTAAAGGAGTACATTAACGAATCTCGAGCCTATTCTCAGTTCAAAAAACAGACTGCCATTCGTCCTAAAGATCAGCAGATGCATGAGGCCGTTAAAATGATTCACAGTAAGCTCGAAGAAGTATCCAAGCTCGTAGAATTTGCTAAGCAAATGAGAACTGAGTTATCTGAGGGTGAAAATACACTTGAGTATAAGCATAACACTAAAAAGATCTTTGAGAAAATCAATTCTAAAGTAGTGGAAGTATATACAAAAACTAGAGATTTAAAATAAAGTATATGGCAAAAGGAAAAAGCGGTGATTCAAGGAAAATCACCTTCGGTACACGTAAAACAGGTTCTGCACAGAAAAGTTACAACAAACACAGTCCACGACCTAAGAAGTATCGCGGGCAAGGAAGAAAGCACTAAAATGAAAGTAACCAAACTCACAGAAGAAGTAAACCGGCTCAAAAAAATAGCCGGTCTTTTGAGAGAGGATATTGATTTGACTGATACCCCGGAATTCAGTAGAGAATTAGACTTAAAAAAAGTTTCCAATATAGAATTCGACGGTATAGATCCTAGCGACTATCCTGATTTTGTAGATGCACATATTATAAGCGCCGATTATAACGGAAGACCAATGACCGATGATGAAATCGAAGAGTTAAACCAGCATTCTGATTTCGTATATGACGCACTTATGGATTATTTGTATTGATTTTAACTATTTATTATTATGAAAAACATTCAAGCTCAATATCAAGACCTTCTAGAAGGTAAGATGTCTATGAGCAACTTCATGCGTAGTGTACGTATGCAGTTCCCGCAGCATATATCTCCTACAACGTCTTATGATGATTCTGTAAAAATTCTAAAAGGAAAGCGTATCCTTTCTGAAGCTAAGAAACCAGAAGGTGTTTACGGACACAATCCTAATGCCGAAAACGACACCTACAGAGGTATTGATCATCTTAACTACTATCAAGTTTATCATGGTATCCAGTATGAGCTTGCTAAGATGCCTGAGATTACTGACGAGAATTACGTTAAGGCTAGAAAGAAAGTCGTTGATACTATCCTGAAAGATCCCGATGCTTACAAGCAATTACAGCTTGCAAACTTCAAGGCTGTAAAAGAAATGGATAAGGATCTCGAGATGAAAGATGTTAAGAAGAACAATCTTAACGATAAGCCAAACGAAATGAAGGTTGTTAAGAAAGATGCTAAAGAAAACACTCAAAGTACTCTAGAGAAGAAAGAGAAAAAGAAAGCCAAAAACGGAAAAGGTCTCGATCATATGACCCAGACCCCTAAAGGTAAACTAGAGGCTTTCGCTACCCCCGGCAAAGAAAAAGTACACGCTCTCAAAGAGCATATTCTCGACGAAATGACTACCCAAAATCCTCATCATGAAGATTTTCATAAAGGGATGGAGGTTTATAAAAAAAAAGGTGACGGTGTTCCGGGTAAAGTAATCGAATTCGATGGACATACTGCTACGGTAGAGTGGCAAGACGGCCGTAAAGAAGATTTGCAAAAAAACGTACTTACAAAAGTAAAGCCTGAGAAAGCAGAAGTACCTATGCCTGATAAGCCACGTACGATGGTTCAGTGGAGTAATAACGAAGAAAAACTCAATGAAGATCCTGTAGGACAGCAAGCAGCCGGCGACGAAGAAGAAGAAGCTAGTCTACGTGCTACTGTTATAAAAAAGGAAGATAGAGGTTCAATGCTAAAAAAGCTCAAAGAGAGACTTGTTAAAGCTATTAAAAAAGAAGGGATCAGAAAAAATCCAAACAACCAAACATTTGTAGCAACTAACACTCCTGCAGATGATTCTTTAGCTAACCAAATGGGGTACACTCAACCTGTACCTGGTAGCCTCCAGTTTTTAGGTAAAAAGAAAGGCGGATAGTATGAGTAAACAAGTCTTAATAGAGTATCTACCGTTTAAGCCCCTACCCAAACAGCTACACGAGGCGAGGATGAATCCTAAAAGCCCTCTTATTGTGGCCGGTCTTGTACAGGCAGCCGATAAACCAAATGCAAATAAACGTATCTACGACTACGATACTCTTGCCAAACAAGTACAGCTTTACATGGAAGGTCCGGTTAGAGAGAGAAGAGCATTAGGTGAACTCGATCACCCCGAATCATCCGTTATCAATCTCAAGAACGTTTGCCATAATATTACACGTCTTTGGTGGGAAGATAAAAACCTAATGGGCGAATTCGAAATTTTAGACACACCCTCGGGTAATATTTTACGTGAATTATTCATGAATAACATCACAGTAGGTGTTTCATCTCGTGCAATGGGTTCTGTATCACCAATCGGTGAAGGTCTCGTTCAAGTAGAAGATGATCTAGAATTGATCTGTTGGGACTTTGTATCTACTCCATCTACATATGGTGCATACGTAAGACCTATAGGCGGATTAAATGAGTCTTATAACCCAGTACAGGATAAGATTTCAAGTGTTAGTAAATTAATCTCTGATATTATCTGCACCCAGAGCGGTGTTTGCTGCATAAAGTAAAATCAATGAAACAGCAACTCAATGAAATAAAAAGACTGCAAGAACTTGCAGGAGTTGCCGCCGAAGGAGAACGTAATTCTCTAAAAGATGATAACATCTTTGACGATATCCCCTCTATAGACATTGATATACAAAAGGATGAAAGGGGAGAAGACACTCTCTTTATGAATATAAGTACACTATACCATGGAGGAGGAAACAAAAAAATATCATTACTAAAAGATAATCCACGATTGCAACAGCAAGTAATGCAGGTTATGCAATCTGAAATACAAAAGACGTTCAGAAAAGTTATTCACTCTATTCTAGGTGAACCTTACGGACTGCCGGAATCTACTGAAACCGATATCGACCTATCAGATACTCCAGGGTTTACTTCAAATCCTGCTAAAAAAATCAAAAATTTACCGATTCCTACCTTAGATTCGATTGCAAAAAGGTTATCTACTATAGCAAAAAAAAGAGGCTGTTACGATATTACTAAGGTAACCGATCCTAGTACTATTAGTAACAGAGATTTCAGCGTTTATAAATACGGAGCCTTTTCGTGCGATCTTTCTAATGCTGCACTACTAATGCTACAGGATCTTAAGGTCCTAAGCGATGATGAAGATTCTAACAACTATAGGATTAGCCGTTTCTGTGTTTATATTCTAATCGATCGCTTAAAAGAAGAAAAATTACTTTTCATAGAGTGGTAGTAAAAATTTTTACTAAGAATCAAGGTTTTCCGTACAGGCAGGGATATTTATGATCGTATGCCATCCTAATATGGCATTTTGTATTCTATACACTCTTATATTGCTACCCTACTAATTAGCAATCCCCGAAACAAATTTAAGATGGAAAATCAAGAATTGTTTAAACAAGCAATCCTTGACGCAAAGGCTGTTCGTGAGACTGCAATGGCTGCCGCCAGAACTACTCTCGCCGAGCATTTTGAGCCTTTTATCAAGGAGACCATGGAAAAAGAACTCACAAAAGAAGAGGACGACACCATGGAAGAGGCTCATGACATGGAAGAGGCTATGATGCATGACAAAGACAAAATGCATAAAGAAGCCGCCGACATGGAAGAGTCTACACTAGATGAGATCCTAGCCGAGCTAGATGCTCTTTCTGAAGAGAAGATCGAAGAAGATGCAGACCTCGAAGAAGATGCTGATCTAGAAGAAGCGAAAGTCGGTACAACTGCCGGCTATTCTGAAAAAGCTCATACGTCTAGAGGTGGAACCGGTTACCCTGAAAAAGGCGGTAAACACAAAGGCGAAGGAGATGGTTATCCTGAAAAAGCAAAGAGCTCTATTCACGAAGCTGAAGATGACGAAAAAGAAAAGGAAGACGACGAAGCTGAAGAAGCCGGCGAAGACCTTACTAAAGACATCGAAGCTGGTGAAGGTGGAGACGGACAAGAAGTAGTCGACATTACTGTAGGCGAATTGAAAGACATCATCCGTGATGTGTTCATGCAACTACAAGGTGGCGGCGGTGCTCTTGATGCCGGAACCGAACTTGCAACCGACTTAGGCGGCGGTGAAGAAATGGAAGCAGGAGAAGAAGAGATCTCTCTTGACGAAATTCTAGCCGAGCTTGAAGAAGAAGAGCACAAGATGGAAGAAGGTAAGAAAAAGCATCATGAAGATGACAGAGTAGAAGAAGGTACTGGTCCTGGCGGACAAATTGATCCAAAAGCTCAAGACGTTCACATGGTACAGTACGACGAAACAAAGAAAGAGTTGAAAGAAGCCGTTAAGACTATCAAAGCTCTTAAGACTGAACTCAACGAAATCAATTTGTTTAGTGCCAAGCTTCTCTACGTAAACAAAATCTTCAAGGCCAAAAACCTTTCTGAGTCGCAAAAAACAAAAGTGATCAATGCATTTGATAGAGCAGTCTCTGTTAAAGAAGTTGAAAACACTTACAAAACATTACTTGAGTCTTTGAGTGCTGATACTAAAAAGTCTACAATCAAAGAATCTGTAGGTTTCGCATCAAAACCAATCGGTCATGCTCCAGCTCGTCCGATTGTTGAAGCCGATGCCTTTGTAACAAGATGGCAACAGCTTGCTGGAATCAAATAAACAATTTTTTTTTAAACCAAACATTTTTTTAAAATGTCAAACTTAGTACAATCCCTCCTCGAAAGCGCTAACCCTTACCAAGATCAACTTGGTGTTAGCCAAAAGCTTGCTAAGAAGTGGGCCAAGTCTGGTCTACTCGAGGGTTTGAAAGATTACGACCGCACCAATATGGCCGTTATCCTTGAGAACCAAGCCAAGCAACTAGTACTTGAACAATCTTCAACTGGTGGTGGTGTAACCAACGGTGCTACCTTTACTCCCGGTAATGGTGAGCAGTGGGCTGGTGTAGCTCTTCCTCTTGTTCGTAAGATTTTCGGTCAAATCGCTTCTAAAGAGTTCGTTAGCGTTCAGCCAATGAACCTTCCTGCTGGTCTAGTATTCTATCTAGATTTCCAGTATGGTAACAACGTACCTAAGCCTTTTGTAAAAGGACAGTCAGTTTACGGTACTTTGAACCAAACTCCTAACAGCGGATTCGGTAACCTAGCAGAAGGTGGTCTTTATGGCCAGGGCCGTTTTGGTTATTCTATTAACCAGTTCTCTGCCTCTTACTTCTCTGGTTCTGCTACTGCTACCCTCGCTACTTACCAGGATGTAAACTTTAACTCAGCTTACTCTCAGTCTGTAGTAGATAACAAGATGATCAAAATCAGCATCAATACTGGTTCTTTGGTACTTGATACCAACGGTGTTCGTGCCTTTGAAATCTCTGGTAGCAACAACGCTTCTATCACTCCTAGCACCCTTATCAATGACTTTACTGTTATCAATGGTGCTAACCTAGTATTCTTTGTTAGCGGTTCTACACTCGCTACAGTACAGACTTCATTGTCTGGTTCTGGTGTCGATAACGTAGTACCTGGCGTAGTATTGTTCTATAACAAAGCTACTAACTTCCAAACACGTGGTGACTTCGAGGATGCTCCTCAAGATACACCTACTCCATTCTCTAACCCGAACGCAGCTTCTTCTGCCTCTATCGTTATCCCTGAGATCAACGTACAGATGAAGTCTGAGACCATCTCTGCTAAAA